TGGGTGCGCTCACTGGATGATGACTTGGGTAGTGGTTAGTCCGTCTTTAAATATCTTATCTTTGCAGATGGTCACAGTCTTTTGAGCGAACACTGCTCCGTCTTGGAAGATCGACACGGATTTAGCTGCGAGAATCTCTTCCTCAGAAGACTTTGTAATGTAGGTGTCATTCTTGTAGGGGTCGTAAAGAATCTCCGTGAAGAGGTCTTGTGATCCTTCTCGTAACTGACGAACAAATTCAAGCCCGTCTGGATCTTGATTGGTTACATCAGGTGAGAGGTCTCGCTTCTTGTTGGGAAGATAAGATGTGACTGAATCTAATGTACCGACTACCCATGCGTGGACATTCTTCTGCTGCTCTTTGCGTGTACGCATTTGTCCAGAGGGTTGAACAACAAACTTAGCATCAACAAGTTCGCAATGACTAGCGTGTCCAAGTACGAGACCACTAACTGCACATCGAATGGATAGTACCGAGGGTATTCTCTTTAGGTTTCGGTATACGTTAACTTTCATTATCTTTTCTCTTTAAAGTTGGACGAGGAAATATCATCTCGTGCCAATGGGGTACTTTCATATCGACTATAGGTGGCTCTGCTTGTGCGTGCATGGTGCTAGGAACAGACAACCAGTTATCTTCTCCGTTCACGGAGAAAGGTTTAGCCTCGTACCAGTTCCATTCACTATCTAAATCTTGGGCGATATACATAGCCCAGACTGGGGCTGAGTTCCAATTCGGAATGTCCGTCTCTTTCTCTATCATATTTAACCCTCAACTTGGTCTGCTCATAGAGTTTGCGCTCCGTAGGATCGCTGAGTATAACGATGGCCCTGTTTGCCCTATGTACTTTTGCTATCGTTTCCTTCTTGGGTTTGAACACAATGCTCACAGCGTTCTCCCTCTCATTTATGTCTCTCCATAGTAACCCTTCTGTATACGTTTGTAACCATATAAATGATTCAATTATTATTGTATTTTTTATCCGTCAGACGCGCAGCCCAGCGCAGCGAATGACATAGTGTGAAGACAGTGTGAGGTTAACGAGAACACGCGCTGCGTGGTCGGTCACTTGGAGTGTGCGTGTACGCGCACGATGGGCCAGATGGTTAGACATCTTCATATTCTCTGCCCCAACATGGAGTACAGATGAATTGATTCTTGGGTCGAGGCTTAACGCACTTGCATCTAATACACGGCCTATCCCACATCTTTAGGGGGTTCTCATTGATGGCAACGTACTTCGCTCCCTCAAATAATTGAAGTCCTTCTCTGTGTAGGAGTCGCTTCATTGTATCTACGCAACACCCTGCTCGGTTGGCCAGTTGTTTGTGTGTATGATCGCTATGGTTCTCACGGAGCCAGTGCATGAACGCTTGGGGTATAGTTATTTTCTTGGGCATATCTTGTATCTCCAATAATAATTTCCTCAAGGAGATACTAATACAGTTGATTCTGTTTGTAACCATATAAATGATGACAAATGATTTACTTATAAGTCGAAACGTGCTACCCTATTTTTTAGTTTTTCTAACCAAGACAAAGGCAACACAAGCTCATGTCTTCCTGCTCTCGTTGCACTTCGCAGAGACATTCGTTTAAAGGTTTACGAGAGTCTTTCCAAGGCAAGGCTTTATAAGTTTTTACAAACTAAAAAATTGAAACAACTTAGCGAAAATATGAAACCAAATCAGCAACTTACGCAATCAAAAGAAGATAAGAGAAAGGAAAATAGAATCAAATTTGCGTGGGCATTACAAGGATTCGATAACTTGAATAAGGCTTTTGGGCCATTGGAGGTGATCAAGTTGGTTGATGAGGATGGTGTAGTCACACGACCTCGATCTAAATAGTTTACTCTCGGCAGTGCTTATCCTGTCCTTAACCCACACCCTTCGTGGGTTTTTTTTGGCCTCAAGAAATGTCTTGGAGATATGAATACGCATTAAGTAAATGATCCTTAACCATCGGGTCAAAGCATTCACTGATTGTATCGTCCAGCATGGATGCACTGGCATCGATGTCCTTGGATTTTAGAAGAGTTAGGATCTCGCGTAAGGGTTCACGCATGTCGTCTGTCATCGACTCATCGAGAGCTACACCGACTTGGGTTCTTGCTAGAGCGATTGTGTTTGTGGTGTGTAGGCACATAAATGGAATACTCACTTTGAATTGAGCAACCATTATGCGGTTAAGAAGTTAGATCATTCGTCCGTTATTCATAAAAAATATGAACACCAATCTTGCCTACGATGGGCCGAGTCTTTGCCCACTTGGGATAGACATATTCCGCGTGATAGTGAATAGCTTTTCCCACTGAGCCTTCTGTTCTCCCCAGCAAAACTCCTCTGGCAACCTCTTGAGACAAAGCCCAAGCTCTCTTGTTCGTAGGCGTATCGCTAAGAGAATTGCAGTACCAAGAAAATTGGCAAGCATTCTTTACAGGCTGACCATTCAAGTGTTTTCCCTGCTTCACTACTTCGCATACAGTGTTGGGATACTTTGGTGACTCGACTCTATTCATCACCACCTCCGACACAGCTATCATCTCTGCAATACCCTGAGACCTTGCCTCAAAATAAACATTCAATGCTAAACAAAATGCAGCTTCAATCATTCTACCCACTCCTTTATTGTACGCAGTGGACGATGAAGTGCATCTGCTATGTTGTCGATGGTTCTATTATTCTGGTAGTACCAGATTGCTTTTTGCTTGGGAGAGCGTGAGGTCACAACGATAGAATTGTCATGCTCATCTCTGGCGAATGCGACATACATGACTCGCTCCATAAGATCGCTCCACTCACGAACCTTGCCGTAACGAATCTCCATGACGACAGTGATGTTTGCATTGCGAGGTATCTGTTGACGAAACCTTTGGAAGACGCAGTTACCACCTTCTCTATCAGCTACGTCAGAGGCAATCAGTCCAGCGTTCTGCCGAGCTGTACCCTCATCTTCATAGACTTGAGTAATCCTCATCTGAGTTTCCACAACAGTAAGCTGGTTAGTGCTGCCAGCCTCACGACCAAGGCCACTCTCACTTGGCTTGTTACTATGGTGCAACCAGATGACGGCAAATCCTGCATTGCGTAGCTTGAGAAGTATCGAGTTGATCCTTGCCCATGCTTCGGCCTTGCTCTCCTCCAAGCCAGAGAAGGCTGATCGAACAGTGTCGATAACTAAAACGTCAGGGTTGATAGCCATCACCCATTTCTGAAATTCCATAAGACCTTTCTGGTCATTGAGACTAATCTCTTTCTGGCTGATGAATGGAGTCCACATTTTAAAGTTTTCAGTGGAGCCAAAAGAATTTCTAAAACGATTGAGCATGTTGCCTATGGTTGCTCTGCCATTCTCCCAGTCAAAATATAAAACTGTTGCTGGCTTCTCAACTTCGTAAGCACCCATACTCCTTCCAACTGCCAGATGGTAGAGTGCATGTTGAGTGAACATCGATTTCCCGTGACCCGAATACCCAAAGATTTGAGTGATAGATCCCTTCCTTAACCAAGGCTCAATCAAGTATGTAAAGTTAGCCGCCTCTTCTATTAACTGGTCAGCGTTGGCAACTGTGATGGGCTTGACGACATCATCGTCTTCTTCCTCTTCTTCCTTCTCCTCTGCTTGAAAGTCTAGGCCAGCGTCAGGCTGGTCTCGTGGTATGTAATTACCCTCAATATCAAAACGCTCTGGATGATTACGCATCTCCTTCTCGCGCACGTTGTCCAAGTTCACTTTGAATTTATGCTCTGGTAATGGCTCCTCATAAAAACGATCCATGAAGTCTCGACCTGCAACCTCTAGCTCATCTCCTACGCCATGAGTTAGTACCGCATGACTAAGGTAGGAGAACACGCGATCATGACAACCATGCCCACCTGTCATCGGGATTTTTCCGCTATCAAATTGCTTCGCGTAATCCTCCGTTTCTTTCCAGATGTCTCTCCGAAGATCACCTTCCATCGCTAGAGAACTCAGGTCGATTGAATCAAGTCCTTGGAACTCTGATGAATCAACAGTGGCTTGAGGCTTTATATAGTCCACAAACTTAGGCATGTCATCGAAGTCCATGTAACCATCCATGACCCAAGAATAATTCCTAGACGGAGGGGCTTTGACATAGCTACCATCGCCTCGAAAGTCTAGGCCATTCTCATCAATCCAATGCTTGCCAGCTTGAACGCCAGATCGAGGGCCACGAATGACACCATCCATGGGATGCTTGAAGTAGTAATGCCATCCACGTTTTGTTTGTACCTTTATGGGAGATTCATACCCTTCTGCAATCGCCCTAAGTCTTGACTCTTCATTGTCGGCATCGACAACACATAAGCCAGAGATAGAACCCGTCACTATCCCTACATCTGCGTCTGGCCATTTCTCAAACCATTCCACAATCTGCGTGTCTGTTGCGTGTTCAGTCTGGTACTTCTTCCACTTCACGAGGGGGTGTTTCTGTGTAGCAGACAGGGGGATTACTGACCACCCTAGCTCGGCATACTCCAGTGCCGCATCCATATTTGTTGTGCTCATCTGTATTCCTTTTTACTCTTGGTGATACGTTTTTAATTTATTTTTTTCTTTTCGAGTATCTTCTCGATCAATCGTTGCTGGAGCTGTGCCACGTTTTATGTGACCCGTCCTAGCGATTACTTCTCTTACCTCTATAGGTTCAAAATAAAAGTCTAATTCTAAATCTGGAAAGGCTGTCTTGATGTCCTCAAGGAGCTTGCTGGTTACGCTATCGTTCTTCATCCATCTGTAGAACGATGTCCTTGGATGCCCCGTGTATCTTGCTATTGCCGAAGGGCCACCAAGGTCTCTGAACAATCGGTGCAAGTTCAATCGATACTGGATCGACATATTAATTTCCTCTGTAAGTGAAAAATGTGTTGATTTCGAGACAATCATAATTTATATTTGGCATCATTACAAACCTGATCTGTCATTGTTAATAAGATGACATAACAAAACGAGGTAAATAAGATGGGAATGTTTGACTTACAAGAAAGCTCAGATGACTTGAGCATTGTTAACACAACATGCAAAGAAGAAATTAATACAGAAGCAACTGAACGGATACAAGATTTAGCACTCGATGTTTTCGTGCTGCAAAGAAGGTTGACTGATGCAAAGACTGCATTGGATGACGCATCAGATGAGCTGACTATGGCACTGCCACCGCACATGAGAGAAGTTGGTGAGTGGAATATTTCCAGTGACAAAATCTCGATCACTACAACTGTGCTTGAACGTATGACTTGGGATCAGAAAGTCATGAAGACCATGTTCGATACAAGCCCAACAAGCGTCCCTGACTGCGTGAACTTAAAGTTCGCAGTGACTAAGACACGTTATGAAAGCGCAACTAAGGAAGAGCGTGAGGCTCTGTCAGATGCACTGACTAGAACTCCTGCAAAACCGAAATTTAAAATAGAGGCAATCTAATGTTTAAAATAAAATCAACATCGGATGAGTCAGTACACTTTGAGAAGACTCTCCTGTGCGCTCACCACGGATGGGGTAAAACAACTCAAGCTATCCATGTCCAACGAAAGTATGGAAAGACTCTGATCATCTCCTTAGAAGGTGGTCTTAAATCTTTGGAGCATGTATCCATAGATGTAATTCCTGTCTCATCTTGGGATGACGAACACGAACCTGATGATGGAATATTTTCTTTTCGCCAGACAATGCTGATGGTCGGCAAGGCTGATTTTCGAGCTTTAGGATACAAAGCCATCTTCATTGATAGCGTTACTGAGATGGCTGATCAACTGATGGATTTCTTGGAAGAGAAACACAAGAACAATAAAAATACATTTGAGAAATGGGGTGACAACAGCCGCCTTATGATCGGCTCACTGAAATGGATTAGAGACTTGGACATGCACGTTGTATGTACCTGTCTTCTAAAAGAAGAAGATGATGATAATGGCTTAACGACTTACTGGCCAATGGTGAAGGGTTCACAAGTATCGAAGCAGATCCCTGCTTTGTTTGATCACGTTTTCTGTGGCAAGCGTCACAGTGAGGAAGTGGATGGAGTGTTAACAGTGACTCGCTATCTCGCAACAGATCAAGTCAAAGGTTACTACGCGAAAGCGCGTGACCCTCGGAGGCGTTTACGCCCTATCGAAAAGTGCGATGACATCACTGAGTTATTCACCAAAATGAGCATGAGTGATGAAGAGTTTGAAGAGTATCAGAATAATCAATCGGCCAGCAAAAACGCTGCCAAATAACTGGAGTAGTAAATTATGAATTGGAACGGATTAAGTTCAATAGATTTAGGTAGCATCGAAGCAGACACAAGCAGCACTACGCTGCAAGCTGGTGCTCATATCTGTCGCATCACTGATGCGGAATTAAACAAAACTAAAAATGGAAAGGGGCATCGCTTGGCGGTGACTCTAACCTCACTGGATGGATCTGGTCATGTGATTGACTATATGAACGTCCACAATGAGAGCGAGGTAGCAACCGAGATTGGACTGACTCGCCTCAAGACCCTCCTAAGTAAAGCTGGCTATACACACTCAACCCCTGATGTCGCCAAGATGAAAGGCTTAAAGGTCGGTGTTCATGTTGTGCAAGGAGAAGACTGGCAAGACAAGAGCGGAGAGCGCAGAAAGGGTGGTGGTCAAACACGAGATCGCAACGCTTACTTTGCACCAAGCGATGAGGCTGTTGCCGCTGCTCCAGTAGGTGCTACAAGCACTGCATCTGGTAAAGATAGCTTTGACGATGACATCCCCTTCTAAATCTTAGCGAAATATCCAAGCCCCTTCATTGGGGCTTTTTTGGTACTAGAATAAGAGGATAAGAGTATGGAAAAGTTTGACGGAAATGACTATAGGCCAGAGCGAGATGATGCAAGGCTGGAAAAACAAATGGATCGGGTAAAACTTGCCACTCGTGATGGCATTCCGAAGACACTGGCTGCTATCTCTAAAGAGTGTGGTGATCCCGAAGCTAGCGTGAGCGCACAACTCAGGCATCTCCGCAAGGATAGGCATGGTGCTCACACTGTTGATAAGATTTACTTCTCCCAAGGAATTTACTTATACAAGGTGACTCTTAATGACAGATCAATCGCCAGCACTTAATGTTATCACACTGATAGATAATGCTTATGACCTAGAGACGGAGAGCAAGTCTCGCAAGTACATTGGAGCCAGTGGAGTAGGCAATCCATGTGACGCTAACCTAGCGTTTTCATTGCGAGGATTCCCCAACACTGAGCCTCCAGCATTTCTCAAGCGCATCTTTGCTATGGGTCACATGATCGAAGAAGTTGTTGTCGCT